TAGCGTCAGTAACAACAACATTAGCTGAATTATTAGTAGTAACAAACGGGTTATTACCAAGAGTGGCCGCTGTCTTACGTAAAGGAGTTATGTCGTAGTAGCCTCCGCCGTTCTCAATGTAAAACTTGAGGTTTGTGCCTAGACCTACTAAGTTCTGACTGCCTAGTGTTACCCAGTTCCATATAGATCGACATACACCCAAGAACACTGCGTCAGATATACGCTGCCACCCACCAATCTTTTCCGGCGTACCTTGACGAAACCGCACCTTATCACATTCGTACCAACCACCTTCGTTAGTATATCTAGTGTTTTCGCGGTTAACGCCTGCTTTCAGTGCTAGTTTTTTGAGCGGCATAATCTTTTCCTAGTAACACCAACACATCTGTTCAGTCTTACGCGTGTCTACGTGTACAAAAGTTTTAGCGACCCCTACGGACATTCCCATAGCTGAAGCATGTTTTACAATAGCTAGGCGTTGTGCGCCTCCAGAGACTTTAATGTCAGCGGCAATGCCGGAGGCATGGGTTCCGGGAGTACTTTTACGGGCTTCTGCGCTGTGAGTTTTACTGCGAAACCCGCTAGTAATTACAAACGGAAAACCACAAGCCGCACGTAAATGGTCAAGAGCTTTTATAAACTCAACGTCCATCTTGTTTTCGCCTGTCTCTTGGCAATCAAAATCTTCTATCTTAAAGTACTTAAACTGTTCCATTACTTTTCCTTTGCTACCGCGTTCTTTTTTTCGTATGAACGCATGGCCCCCATGCCTAACATGCCCATTAGAACAGGCGTTAATAGGGAGGGGTCAACTGTTGGAACTTCAAACCAGATAGAAAGTATCTGAGATATAATAACATTATAGGCAAGCCCCACACCGCACGTCCAGCCGACGAAGGGTCTCCACCCGCCGATAAACAGAGAGCCAGACTGGGCTTCAGCCTTGTTTAACTCAATCTGTGCTAACGCGTTATCAGCCGCTGCTTTGTCGCTCATAGTAGCAATTTCATGTGCCAGAGCGTTCTTTTGATCTTTATCTTCTATGAACTTGTCAAGAAGTCCCGTTACTGGGCCGATTAAAGAAGCTACGATACTCATTACAATACCCTATCGAGTAAGGCAGAGCCTAGTATTAACGGGTACATACTCCAAAGCATGAGTTCCGCTTTCTTAAACTTCGCAGAGCCACTGTCTAACTGCTTCTCAATATTAGCATACCGGACACTACATTCTTTCTCGTGCCCCTCAAGACGGATTAATACTTCCTTTGCAGTAGCCATTTTGTCTCCTCAAGAATTATAGTGTACACTTTTAGCTTCTCAGCCTTACCTTTTGCTTCGATAGGTGGTAATGATTGTAACTCACTATTGGCTTTTTGTGCAGTGCTCTGACCTATCAGTATATCAACACCCGCCGCTTTAGTTCCAGATTCAAGCCTAGCTGCAATGTTAACAGCATCCCCTATGGCTGTATAGTCAAAGCGTTGCTCTGATCCCATGTTACCAATGATCGCATATCCACTGTTTATGCCTATACCTATCTTGATTGCAGGTAGTCCTCTCTCACCAAACTCAACATTAAGTGCCTCCATATTAACTTGTATCTGTCTGGCACACTTTATAGCCCAGTTCTCATGGTCTTCTAGGTCTAGAGGCGCACCAAATATAGCCATCATGGCATCCCCTATGTACTTATCTACCATGCCATAGCATTCGGCAACGGCAGATTGCTGGGCTGTAAGGGCTTTATTCATTATATAGGCCACTTCTTCGGGCGTTACACTCTCTGACAGGGCCGTGAACCCACGAACATCAGTGAACAGGAACGTACAGTACCGTTTTTCACCCCCTAAACGTAGTAATTCGGGGTTATCTTGCAGTCTTTTAACCTGCCGTGGATCTAAGTAGTGTTCAAACTGCTTCTTAATCTGTTGTCTTAGCTTGTATTGTTCTTTATAATTTAGATAAAATGTAACACTAGCAACTACAAACTCAGAGATCAGCGACCACGTGACATCAATTAAAACTCCCTGCCGTATAAGATAAACCCCTAGCAGTGCAGTGCCGGACATAACACCTAGCGATAACCCTAAACCTATGTAGACTCCAAAGTAATTAAGACCTACGAACACTAGTAAAACACCAAGCAGTAATACCACTGCCTCATATAACACCGCTGTAGGTGGTATCATTGGCATCGGCTTACTAGAGGCGTGTAGAATTGTTTCAACTAGTGCCGCTTGTATCTCATGCGGGTACAGCAACCCTGACGGTGTAGCTACCTGCGGCAATATTCCTTTAGCGGTAGTCCCTATGATTACCATCTTGCCTTCTACATCCATAGCCTGTAAAGAAGTGCTGTCTGTTTTAACCCAGTTTACCCACACTCTACCACCACTATCAGTTGGGATAGGGTTTAGTTGTTTGACTCTTATCTCCTGTATGCCATCATGATTTGTCTTGATAACATATGTGCTTGTTTCTGTAACAGCTTTAAGTAGCTGTGTGCCGAAGCTTGCTATCCAACCATCAGGACTTCGCATCAGTAATGGCATACGCCGCACTAAGCTATCAACATCTACAGGGGCTGACACAATTCCTTGAAGCGACACATCTCTAAGGGCTTGGATGTTCTGCGTAACCCCTTGAGCTTTTATACCGCCCGTATCTTTGCCTAGTATTACTGTGCCTTCAGTCTTAGGAATCTCTTTGTAGCCGTCAGTCTCAAACATAGCAATGACACTAGGGTAATAGGACAACGCTTCTGCAAATACTTCGTCACCTCCGAACCTGTCAGGCTCGCTGAACACAACAACCCACGATACTGAAGCGGCTCCGGCATTCAATAGGTCTACATGTATATCAGCTAGACGCTCTCTAGGAAACGGCCAGCCACCACCTTTGTGTATGTCAGACTCAGTGAGGTGTAACAGAATTATGTTGCCTGTTGGTTCCTCTGTTTGTACAAGGGCATCAAAGGTTCTAAGCTTTAAAATCTCAACCGCTGTGGGCTGGTATATTAAAACTGAGAATAACAGTGCAACAACAAGACCTATAATTAGTTTCTTCATTACCCGCCCTGTACTATTCTTATTGTTGAGTCACCGCCGTTAATCTTTATAGTATTAGAGACTCCATCTTGTATTAGTATAACCGTGTAACCACCCACAGTGTTTAAATCTAAGCGCGTAAACTCACTTACTCCCCTTATTAGGCTTATGGTTGGCCCTGAAATAAGTGTTGTTATCTGTGTTGACGGATCTGATCCTAGTGCTGTGCCTGTAACTGTTACGCCTGATACTTGAGCTAGTCTATCTTCTTCTTCTGCTATGCCTAGCGCATCTAAAATATTTAACATATCTTCTAGGTAATTAACATCTAAGAAGTTTATATCTAGTTCTGTGAACTCTAAGTTGTCAGCGGCTAAAAAGTCCTCTGCAAGATAGTCTATGTCTAGATCATTAAAGTCTAATATGTTTGCAGTCTTGGCTGTTTGTTCTTCTGCAATTACTACTTCCTTCTTGGGCGGTGTAACAATTAACATGTTGTCAATAAAGTCTAATGTTAAGTCTAGTATTACAGGCTTAGACGGGGCTGACTCAAACACAGACACCGTTGTAGCTTCGTAAGGCTTGTTTAGCAACACACTACCCATCGCAGTTACAACTTCTATTTCTCCGCTAGAGACTCCATACTGATTAGGCAACAAGATAATAAGGCTACGTCCTAGCTCGTCTACTGTCGCAGTAAAGTCTGTCCCGCGAATCGCAATGTCGGCTACGGGGGTGCGGAGCTTAATGCGGCGCTTGTCAATCTTTCCTAGCTTGCCGCTAATAAACCTTGCTGTGCCTAGCCCAAAAGTAAGCGCCATTTTTGCTTTGCTTGGATCAGGGTCATAGACATATTCATCTATGGTTAACTGCGAGTGTTCGGTCAACCTTACTGTAGAATCATCAAGGAAAGTAAGTGCCATTCTTCCGTTGGTAGTAAAGGCTTCGTCATTAGATTGTATAGAGAAATCTAAATCTGCATCTTTTTTTTCTGAGCCTCTTTTAATCTGTGCAGTTCCAAAGACTTCAGAGACTCCACCTATATCAGCAACCGATGCCTGTACCTTGGT